CGTTTAGACACGTTTTTTAAAAATGTTGTATTAATCGCTAGCACGCTAGGACTAATAGACTCGATAAACTCCGGTTATCAATCGGAGTCTCTCAAAGAGTTTTATTATTACTAAAGAGGTTTAAGGTTTCACATTTAGCGGAGCATAGCTTCGCGAGTGACGAACTTCGTTCTAGTTTAAGAACTTACGGGTGAAGTATTTTACTACCTCCCCTGAACAAGAAGTCCTGAAATATGAGGATCTACTTTGTAGCGTTTCATATTTTTCTTTACAGGTACTTGTTGGCCATTCTCTCCCTATAGGTTCGCCTAATGCTTAGACTACCAGGATAACCCTGTCGTGTGTTATTTAAACTTTATATTTAATAACTTTTATTTTAAAGTTTTGGGCACTCGGCCAGCCAAAATCCTAAAGTCATTAATCACTCTAGGTGGTCGAGAAGTAATTCTTCCTTGTATGCTCTTAGTATCATTTTTGACAAGGGATGGGATCTAGGATAAATTATCCTCGATTACCATCATTTGACAATACTATAACTCAAATTTAGATGGATCGATGATCAATCGATCTAAATCTGAACGAAGAGTTTCGATGGTTTTAAGACCATCTAAGTAATAGTATCTATAAAAATAATACTAAGTCATTTCAACGAATTCCTTACTTTCTTGATCCTAAGGATTAATGAAACTAGAAAAGCTATGCATAAAGGGGCTTTCCTCAAAGTTGGTTATACCCATATACCCAGTAGACCATTCAGCTACTAACCGTTCACGATTAGAAGGTTTCATTAATTCAATAGTTCTCAAACGAGAATGTAAAGAATTTTTAAAATTTTCTAGAACGATTCGTTTTTGAATTGTCAAATCATGATCAACGTCTGGAATTAATTTCCATATACGAGATCTGATGTTAAATAGGGTAATATAGTTTCCCAAACGATAAGGAAGGCTGCGAGATTTCGCACAAATACGAGATTTTGCTTGGTATCCGAAGCCTAATACAGTTAACCATTGAGCTAAAGTTAAATTAAATTTTTCCTTCAACTCATAAGATGCTCCTAGACCTCTACAAGAGGTTAAGAGTTCTTTAATTGGAACTGGACTAAGATCGGTACCTTTATAAAAAAATCGTTTTGCGAATTCAAGCGCAACACCTTTAGGAGATAAGAGACTTTTGCTCTAATTGACTGAAACTCCAATTTTGGATAAAATAGAAAGATATAAATCTTTCACTTTATCATCAGCAATGACAAGATCGTCACCAAGTAAGGCATATTCACTAAACCAGCGATCAGTTCTACCCGCTTTAAAAGCGGCGTATTGAACTAATGCATGGTGAAGTAAAGCCAAACCTAAAGACCATGATGTCATAGCACCCATTGGTTGACCAGTTGCATATCGAACAGATCCTTTATCTTTATTATACTCATAAGAGAAATCTCTTTCTGAGATAAGAGTCTTCCAAAGGTTAGCATAATGCTCACCAAGAAGAACTCGGAGTAAAGATCGTGCGATAGTAACCGGAATTCGATCGGTAGCCGAGGATAGGTCTAATGACCAGAGTCCTTGAGTCTTCCGTCGGATTTTAAGTAACTAATGGAGCGGAGCTGTTTGATCAAAGGTTCCATCTTGAGGGATCTACTTTAGTATTTCGAATATTTTCTAATGCTAAGGTTTAAAGATCCATTGAGAGATGGGGTCAATCAACGCAAAAACTCTTAACTTCCCAGCGGCTTCTTCTTTAAAACCTAAACGACCCAAATCGTGTCGAATTTTAGATGGATCGACCTATTTAGAGGATAACTTTCTACCAACTTCTAAGAAGTTGATAAAAGCAAGATTCCCAGTAAGTTTTAAGATGCTAATTAAAGCTTCATATAACTCTGGAAATTCATTCCAAACAAATAAGGCGCTCATTATTCCATGAGGAGACCCCGATGGGGAACCTCCAATAGTGGAACCTGCTGTAGTTGAGAAGAAAGGTTTAACCTTAAGACTCCTCAGAGCAGCAGTTCTATCATCATAACAAAGTTTCTAAAAGTCAGTGGGATATAAATCCTTCTAGACTGGAAAAAACTTTTGATGTAAGAAATGAGAAAATTCATTTTCGAATTCTAACAAGACCAAT